GCATGAAGGAGAAGATGGCCGCCTTTGCATCGCAGATGGAAACCATGACCGACATCGTGGAGAAGGTCGCTGAACTTCCAACCGAAACCCCAAAGCCTACCGCCTCCGCAATCGTGGAGCAACGCAAAGCCTCTGCCCAGCAGAACTTCAACGCCCTTGCCCAAGCAATACATACCCTCAAAAAATCCAATTAATCCTTAACCCCCAAAACAAAAAGCCATGTCATTTTCTCTTGGAACGCTAACCGCTTACACCGAGCAGCAAAGGTTGCCGCTCATCACCAAGGCCGTATTCTCGGCCCGTACTGCCGCCCTGTTCACCAAGCAGGTAGGTATCAAATCAGCCGCTGCCCTGAACTTGATGGACACCGATGCTGCACTTGCCGCTGGTACTGCTTGCGGATGGACTGCATCAGGAACCACAACCTTCACACAGCGCAACATCACCGTTGCACCCATCAAAATCCAAGAGGCTCTTTGCCCTCGTTCCTTGGAGCAATACTGGATGCAGTCGCAGTTGACCCAAGGCTCAACCTACGATGGCGTTCCTTTTGAGCAAGCCTTTGCCGAGCAGAAAGCCCTTCGCATCGCCGAGGCTTTGGAGAACGCAATCTGGTCAGGTTCTACCTTGGTCACAGGTTTGTTGACCATCCTCAACGCTGCATCGGGTTCAACCGTATCAGGCAACACTGGTGCTGTTTCTTCAATCACAACCAGCAACGTCATCAGCGTATTTGACAACATCTACAACCAAATCCCGCAGGCCATCTTGACCCGCAATGACCTCATAATCTTCTGCGGTTGGAATAACTTCCGCACCTTGATTGGAGCGTTCAAAGCCAACACGGGTGTCATGTACAACCAAGTGGATTTGCAGGGTCTTGCCGATGGCGACATCATCTACCCTGGCACAAACGTCCGTGTGGTTGCTGTTCCAGGCTTGACTGGCACAAACCGCATCGTCTGCTCCTACCTTGGGAACTTCTTCTACGGAACCGACTTGCTCTCCGATGAGGAAAACTTCTCCTTGTGGTACTCCAAGGACAACGATGAAGTCCGCTTCCAAGCCGCCTTCAAAGTAGGTGTGCAGGTAGCCTATCCCGACCTCGTTGTTGACTTCCGCTTGGCCTAAGTGTAAGGGGGGAGGGAAACTTCCCCCCGTTATTTTACTGACTTTAACCCCCTAAAATATACACTATGTCTTGTTCGCTCACTACAGGGTACGCCCTCGGATGCCGAGATTCTATTGGCGGCATCAAAGCAATTTATGTCCAAGCCTTCAACACCACAGGCTCCGTGAACACCAACGGCAGCGGAACGGTGACTGGCTTTACAGGCTACGCATCAGGCTCATTCTTCGAGTACGACCTGACCAAAGCCACTTCGTCCATGACCGAAACGCTCAACGCATCAGTAGAGAACGGAACCCTGTTCTACACTCCTGAGGTTACCTTCACCATCAACAAGCTGCAGGTTGCCGTCCGCAATGAACTGCGCCTCTTGGCTCGCAACCGTGTGATTGTCATCGTCCAAGACAACAACAGCCGCTATTGGTTGCTCGGTGCTGACAACGGATTGGAAGCTACCGCTGGCACTGCTGGAACTGGCACTGCATTCGGTGACAGGAGCGGCTACGAGATGACCTTGTCGGGCATGGAAACAAACCCGATGTTGCTCATCCAAAGCACAACATTCTCCGCCGCTGCGCAACAAATCAGCGGTTCGTAAGTATCTTTGACCTGCGGGCCTCATACCCCGCTTTGGTTTAGTGGACTGGGCCATCTCGAAAGGGGTGGCCCTTTTGTTTTTATCTTTACGCCATGAGAATCTGCATCGTTTACAACGCTCATCCAACAGGGTGTTCCTTTTATCGGTTGGAAATGCCCAATGCCTACCTTGGCGACAACTACACGGAGTTTGACTATGTGTGCGTGGACAACATCGCCAACGTCAACGATGAAGACCTAAAGACGGTCGATATTTGGCTTTTCAATCGTCTTTGGTGTCAAGGTACTCTCGAACAAATTCGTGGCGTGTACAAGGCTCTAACGGCGTTTGGAGCGAAGGTAATCTTGGACTTGGATGACTATTGGGTACTGGAATCGGGGCACATCATGTATCGGCACTATTTGTCCACAAGGTTGGATGAGCAGATAAGGGAACACATACGACTTGCTGACCATGTGACCACGACCACGGAACACTTGGCGCAAAAGATTCGCCTGCTTAACAAGAACGTCACCATCCTACCGAATGAGCCATACGAAGCATATCAGCAGTATAAGGCCAATCCTGACGAGGAGCCTGAGAAAGATAAGTTTAAAATAGGCTGGTTTGGAGGGGCGCAGCACCAAGAAGATATTGCACTAGTGGAGCATTCGTTCGGCTTGCTTGCCCACGACAAGTCGCTGGATGGCAAGTACAAGATTTACCTCGGTGGGTGGAACGAAAACCCTGTTTATGTTGATTATGAGCGGATGCTGTCCTGCAACGGCAAGAATGCGAACTACGGCAGAATCCAAGCAGCTGACATCTACTCCTATGTGGGAGGGTACAACTTCATCAACGCCACCATCGCACCGCTGCGAGATACCAAGTTCAACCGCCTCAAATCGGAGTTGAAGGTCGTTGAGGCAGGCTGGATGGGCAAGGCTATCATCGCAAGCGAAACCATCCCCTATACCGATATTTTGGTGCATGGCCACAACGGTCTGCTCATCCCATACGGCAAGAAGGATGCGTGGTACAAGGCGGTCCGAAAGTTTGTGAACGAACCCGATTACGCTCGCTCGCTGGCCGTGCAGTTGAGCAAGGATGTGCGGGAGCGGTTTGACATCAGCAAGACGGCAGAGCGCAGAGCCGAACTGTACCGAAGTATCGGGCGCAAATTGTGAAATTCGGGCGCAAACTACATTTGGGAATAGGATGATATACCTATCCCCAAACACCATGAACACGATTGTCGTCACTTGGACGCAACGGGCATCTTCGGGCGACCGCTATATCTTGCGGCTGACCAACATCGCCAAGAACGTCAGCACCGACTTCACTCTGCTGAAATCGGCCAACCTCTCGCAATACACCGAACGCTATGACAAATTTTCGCTTGCCGTGGGGTCGCTTGAAACAGGCTCGTATAAGTATGAAGTTTACGATACCAATAGCACGGTTGCAGCAGCCGTTGCGGTGGTTGAAACAGGCTTGGCATTTATACAAACCGCAACGATAGGCTTCAATACCTACACCAATTCAATCACTTACAACACCTTCCTCGCATCCAGCGTGGGAGTATTCGATTCCACCTTTGATTCAACTTTCGCATGAGCGTACAAACACGAAGCCAACTCCAAGCGAGTTCTGCTACCATCACAAACGAAACCGCTGCTGGGGCGAACACCGCAGCGAGAGTGGGCGGTCTATTCGATGACCTCTCCGACACCGCAACGCTTGACAGGGAAAGGGGATTTGCAAACCTTTACCTTGACACCGATACGGCTTTTACCCCGACGCAAGGGCAAAAAGTCAAGTTGACAAGTGCGATGAAATCGGGCGTTTTGTCAACCTACAACTTTTCAAGAACCACCAACTCGCTGACCTACACAGGCACAACAAATGCGACCCTTCGCATCGCTGCGTCTATGGTCTTGGCGCAAAACAACAACACGCAAATCAAGGTTTACATCGCTAAGAACGGCACGACCATCGACCAGTCAATGACGGACATCACAACGACCCACACGAACGGCCATGCGATTTATACGGAGGCTTATGTAACAGGTGCGGTCAATGATGAATTTACCATCTACATCAACGCAATCGATAGCGGTGCAAGCATCACGATTTCAGCCCTTTCATTCACAGTTCATACGCTATGAGCAAGTCAACGCAGCACTTCACCCAGTGGCTTGGGATAGAGCATAAAGTCCCCGTAATGCTCGAAAACAAAGCGGGCAAGTACATTACCTACGGTGCGTTCAACGAGTACCCCTACTACCTGCTGGACAACTACCGCCGAAGCAGCAAGCACAACGCTATCGTGAACGGCAAGGTGAATTACATCATTGGCGGTGGATGGAAGCCGAACGATAAGATGACCGTAGAGCAGCAAGCCCGCTACGCTAAGTTTTTTGACGGGCTGAGTGAGCATGATGACTTGAACGACATCACCGAGAAACTCGTTTTGGACTTGGAGATTTTCAACGGCTTTGCGGTGTGCGTCCATTGGAATAAGATGGGAACGATTGCAAAGATGGAGCATATCCCATTCGAGAAAATCAGGGTTGACAAAGAAGAGCGGATGTTTCAGGTAGCCGAGTGGTACAACGACGACATGGTTCAGTTGTATCCCAAGATTGGCGATGTCGAGAAAATACCTGCCTTTGACCCTGACAACCGAATCGGCAAGCAACTGTTCTATTATCGGGTGTATGCGGCAGGCGTGAAGTCCTATCCCCTGCCCGAATACATGGGCGGCTTGGCTTGGATTGAAGCGGACGTGCAGGTAGCCAACTTCCACAACAACAACCTGCGGAATAACTTTTGGGGTGGGTATTTAATCAACTTCAACAACGGCATCCCGACCCCCGAAGAGCAGGGCGACATTGAGCGGCAGATTAAGCGCAAGTTTAGCGGCACGGACAACGCTGGACGCTTTGTGGTGACCTTCAACGATGACGTAAGCAAAGCCCCGACGCTTGAACCGCTCACACCGAGCGACATGGATAAGCAGTTCGAAATCTTGAACAAAGCCATCCAGCAAGAAATCTTCATCTCGCACCGTGTCGTCAATCCGATGCTATTCGGCGTAAAAACCGAGGGGCAACTGGGAGGCAGGCAGGAACTGGTGGAGGCTTACGAGTTGTTTAAGGCAACGTATGTGAACGACCGTGTGCGGAAGGTAGAGCGAATGATAAACTACTTGGCGTCGTTCAACGGTGTGGAAGGAATCGAATTGATACCCGTTGAGCCGATTACGGAACGATTATCCGAACAAGCCCTGCTGACCATCATGACCCCTGAAGAACTGCGGGAGAAGGCGGGTCTTCCTCCTT